AGAAGCGTCAGCTCGAGCAGCTCAACGCCCAGCGACTTGAACTCAACATCAAGCGCAATGCCGACGGCACTCCGATGACCGACGCCTCTGGTCGTATTCTCCACTTCATGGACCCGAAGCGCTTCGAAGAGGAGAACCTCATCCGATATGAATGGGCCATCGAGGCCTATTGGTACTACCGCTATCTCTCCCCCGACGGATATATCCTCGAGGAGGGCGCTAGCCCCTATTGGAATGGCGCGGAGTCCTTCCATCCATTCGTTTTTAAGCCCTATCCGTTTATCGACGGTGAGATTCATCCATTCATCTCCGAGGTCATCCCCTCTCAGGAGTATTTCAACTACTATATGGTGGCGCTCGACTTCTATATCCGCAACGCTGCCAAGGGTGTTCTGAAGATTGACGACCAGTCTCTCTCCGACGAGATGCCTATCGAGAGTATCGCCGACCAGTGGATGCGCTCCAACGGTGTCATTCTCTACACATCTAAGCGTGGAGGCAAGGCTCCCGAGACAGCGGTGGCATCGTCCATCCCCGGCGGTTTCGACTACATCCTGCAGCTCTCACGCAGCATGGTCGACGATGTGTCGGGCGTGCAGCCATCCCTCCAGGGTAAGGGTCAGGGCTCGGAGTCCGGCGTGCTCTATCAGGCAAAAGCCACTCAGGCATCATACTCTATCCTCGACCTTATCGCCTCCTACAACTCCTTCCTTGAAGATGTAGCCTATAAGGTCGTGAAGGTCATAAAGTGCTTCTACACCGGAAAGAAAGAGATCAACATAGCCGGACAGACCATTACCTACGACATGGATACTATCTCCGATGTCGATTTGGAAATATCCATCAGCGAGGATGCCGACGGACCAGTCTATCGCGCACTCACCAATCAGATGCTCCTTGCCGAAGCCGACAAGGGACGCATCCCATTCCGTGTGGCGCTCGAGGCGGGCAACTTCCCCAACTCCTCCAAGATTATCTCTATTCTTGATAAATATGAACAACAACTTCAGAATGCGCAGTCTCAGACCCAGCAGCAGGCGCAGCCTCAACTTCAGGCGCAGCCTCAGCCCCAGTCTCAGCTTGCATCATAAACATCAAATGCCATGGATTTGAATGACGGAAACATTAGTAACAACCTTGTGCAGGGAGGTACATCAGTTGTCCTCGTTGCCTATCTAACCAATACCATAATGGAGATGATACCATGGTTGATAGCGGCTATCCCACTGTTAATCGGCGACCTTTATTTCGGGTGTAAGAATGTAGCCCGCCACGGCGGTAAGCTACGACTGACGAAGGCTCTTTCCATGACTATCGACAAGGCCTTCTCATACGTCTGCTGGATTCTCATTTCTACGACTCTCAGCGTAGCCTTCAGCGTCGACGTACTAAAATATATCATCCTCGGGTTCATCTACTTCCGCGAAGTGATTTCCTGCTTCCGCAACTATATGAACTCTAAGGGCTATAACGTAAACGAGATTGAACTCTTCCGACTCCTCTGGCGATTCGTCATCAAGAATGGACGTGAGATGGCCGACGATGCCAGCAAGATTATCACTAAAGAGGAGCCCGACAACAAAGACTCTAAGCAATAAACTGATTCTGTACAATGGTTATAAATGTAGATAGAAAATGGAAGAAGGAGACCTACACCGTAGGACGTCTCTATATCAATAACGAGTACTATTGCAACACGCTCGAAGACCGCGTGCGCCGTCTGCCTCAGGAGAAGAAGGTGCCGGGCGAAACGGCCATTCCTGCGGGTAAGTACAATGTCGTCTATACTCTCTCGCCTAAGTTCAAGCGCCGTCTGCCGCGTCTGGAGAATGTCCCTTTCTTCGATGGCATTCTTATCCATCCTGGCAACAGCGCTGGCGACACTCAGGGCTGCATCCTTGTCGGCAAGAACACCGAGGTCGGTCGTCTCACCGACTCCCGAGCCACCAGCGACGGACTCAACAAGATGATCGACGCTGCCATCAAGCGTGGCGAACGCGTCACCATCATCATCGACAATGCCGATTGAACCCTATGAGAAGAGTGTTCTTTTTTCTTATAATAGCGGTCGTCCTCGCCGGGTGTAAGGTTCGTTACGTCCCGGTGACGAAGACCGTCACGCGCGTCGAGCATACCGTTGACACCATCATCGAGTATCAGCTCACGCCCTACCGCGACTCCGTTGAGGTCAGCGACACCGTGTCGTTCCTCTTCAACGACTACGCCTACTCCTATGCAGCATGGAGCGGCGGACTTCTCCGCCACTCTTTAGCCATATTTCCTCAGAAGCCGCTCCTCATCGAGGTACCCAAGACCACCGTCGAGATCCGCGTGTCCGAGCCTCAGATTGTTGAGGTCGAGCGTGAGCTCTCTCGCTGGGAGTCCGTCAAGATGAAGGTCGGCGGCTTCGTGATTGTGTTTGATTTAATACTTGTAGTTTTCTTGATTGGTTACCTCCTCTTCAGGAGGGTTAAGGCGCGCAGCGCGTGAGCGCAGGGCGCACCTTGGTGAAACAATGGCGTTAGCCGGGCCCGCGCAGGGAGTTTTTGTAACGGTTTTCCTCCCGCGCGGGCTCTCTTTCCACTGTATCTGTTTTACGTGTACCAGCGGGTGTTCCTTCGGCTTGCCGAAGACTTGAACACCTGTTGGTACTTTTTTGTTCACCCATAAAACCATTTTTTTCATGAAAAAGGACGATATTTTCCGCGCTGCCCTCCTCTGCCTCTCCGAACTGACTGGCATCCCGCAGCAGCTCATCCTCTCCGATACCCACGAAGATGCCTCCGACGCACGCTATGTCCTCGTCTCGACCCTCTCCTCCCTTCTCACCGATGCCGATCTCGCCTCCCGACTCTGCCGCACTCCCCAGGGCGTCGGCCACATCCGCCGTAACCCCAAGAAGCCCTCCAAGTGGATTGTGCAAAGAAATCTGCAAGAACTTCGCAAGCGCTTTGAAAGCATTCTCTCCCCATCCTCCTGATTCTGTCCCATCTTTGCCCTCGTGAGCAATGTCGCTCACGACTAACCATTTTTATTAAGTTTATGGCAGAACTTTCTCTCAACGATTATGCCGCAATCCAGGAGTTGCAGCATCAGCGTACCCGAGGATGGGGCAGCACCACCGCTCTCTGGGTCATCGCAGCAGTGATTGTCATCGCCTTCTTCGTCTACAGCTGGAACCGCAGCTGCAATGAGAAGGTACAGTTCGCAACCGGATTGGCCAACGTCACCGGACGCGTCAATGCGCTCGAGCCCGCTGTCGTTGCTCAGGGCAACAATCTCTACTCCCTCAACGGAGTGACGGCTGCCACCGTTCAGGGCGTCGGCAACATCAAGGAGTTCTATGGAGCGCAGCTCTATGAGCTCGACAATGCCGTCTTCTACGGCCGCCGCGGCAGCGGTTGCTGCAGTGGTAACAGCGGTCGCCTCTTCACTCAGACCTCTAACTACAACCTGGCATCTACCAATGTTGCGGTTACCGAGTCTTGTGGTGGGTGCAACAGCTAAACCTCTTTCCCTTGACTCACCTCTGATTCCTCGCTTGTCATGAATCTCTCATTCTTCCGCAAGAGCAGTGATGCCGGCCAGCTCAACTTCTCCTCACGCGCAGAGGCCTTTGCCTATATGCTCAGGCTTCAGCTCGAAAAGAGGGTCGAGCCGATGGAGGCGGCCGAGAAAGCCAACGCCTTCGCCGACATCTTTGCTTCAAACATGGGGCTGCCTGTCAGCGTCGAGCCTCCCGCCGAGGGTGTCGACCGCTACCTTCAGCACATCGACAAGGTGGTGTGCTACCTCGACCAGCACCCCAAAGCGGTCGATATGGTCGTGGGTGTGGCCACGTTCCTCCTTGGCGCCTTCGCCGGGAAGAGCGCCGAGCAGGCTGCCGAGAGCGCAGCTCCTACGCCACCCCGGGAACCGATAGATTTTGACAGTCTGGACTGAGGTGAGTCTGTTTCCTGAACTTCACGTACCTATCTCAACTATGTATAAGAAGATTTTCCTGGCAGTCGATTGTGCCGACGACGCCCAGCGCGACGAAGTGCAGCGCATCATGAACGAGGTCAGCAACATGCGCCTCTTCAATGCCTCACAGATTCTTTCGGCATACCCCTACTTCCGCCAACATCAGGGTGAGCTCTCTCAGCTCTTCACCATGGTGTCACGAGGCGGAGTCAAGTCGCTCATGAGCGCTGGGGGAATAAGTATTATAACCAAATTAGCTAAACGATGAGTAGAATTGATATGACTTGTCCCGAGGATTGCGCACGCTGCTCTCTCCTCGCCGACGGCAAGGTGGACATGTTCCCCTGCATCCTCGACCAGATTTTCCTTCGCACACGGCGCATGGAGCGTCAGGTCAGCTCTCTGAGTGCGCAGCTGAAGGCCATGACGGAGAGCTCTCCCACGGTGCCCTCACTGGCAGCTTCCGACGATATTGATAACCCCTAACCCCTCACCATTATGAAAGTTTATAGTTTTAAAGAGATGCTCGAAGAGGCACGCCGTCAGGGCGTCACCTCCGAGAAGGCCATGTGGGCTAGCATCGACAATGTCAGTGACCTTCTTTCTGTCATACAGGAGGATCACCCTGAGCTCAGCTCACTCTATTGGAAGTTCATGCGCCAGCAACATGGCATTATGTATTCCAACCACTACAACGAGACCTTCGCGCACTACGATGTCGCCGCTATCTCCTATAAGAATCGCGACGGAGAGCGCGCCACTGGCGCCCACTGGACCTGCGAACAGATTGAGTCGGCTACGCGCGGACTCCCATTCCCTTCGGGCACCAACAAGTGGGACAAGTTCGTCGCCTTCAATGCGATGTACTCCGACCTCTGCCTCGATCTCGACGAAGAGCAGATTATCAAGGTGGCTCACCGCTTCTACTTCCTCGACGACGACTGGGGCTCCACTACCAAGATTTGGGAATATTTCTACTGCAAGAACCTGCTCCGCGACTAAGCGGGCGGGAATACAAAGAGAGGGAAGCCTTTAGCCTCCCTCTCTCTCTTTATACTATGGTCTGTAACCCATCCTTCCGCATAAACTGCAGCGAGTCCGAGTGCACCACCATCTGTCCCGGTGCCACACCCTTCACCTCTACCGTCGCCTTGAAACACTCCTCCCAGAACTGACCGGGTATGTGCGCCAGGCATCCGTTCAGGTCCAGCACTCCATTCTTGAAGCTGCCTCCCTTCACCATCAGCACGCTTCCTTCTGGCAGCGTCACTGTCTCGCCTCCAAGGTCGAAGTCGTATCTCGCCTCATACACGGTGTTCGGCTCGTTTATCACGCCCTGCTTCAGCAGGTTCACTCCGTTCACCATGTTGTAGCGAAGCAGTTTATATCCCTTTCCGCTGGCCTTTCCCGGCGCGTAGGGTCTGTCCTTCAGCTTCAGCAGACCGTCCACCGTCGTCAAGTCCTCCTCGTCGGGCAGGTTGGTCACGCTGTCGCTGCCTATCAGCTCCTTCACCGCCTCGCTCAGCATCTCGGGAGTGATGTATCCCTTCGCTATCGCAGGACTGCTCACCATCTCCTTCGTCTCCTCGCTCAGCATCTCGGGAGTGATATATCCGTTCAGTATCGTCGGCGGATTCTCCGTAAAGAGCTTGTTGAATACATCTGTTATGTACTCCAGTACCTCCTCTCTGCGCAGATATTCGTCAGTGAAGCGTCGGCCAAACTCGTCGGCTATGGCGCGTGCCGCCGTCAGCGATGGCAGGTCAAATGCCTCCTTGAACACCTCCTTCACCTTCAGGTCGTTGCGCTCCGCCGTGTAGTCCACCTTCTGCCACTTGCTCTCGTCTGTCCAGTCCGCCTTGTCCACACCCAGGAACACCCATGTCTCCGCCTCGTGCGACTCGCTGCTGCTGAATGTCAGCTTCATTCCCGCCACTCTGTACTCCTCGGGCGTCGAGTCTATAGCCTCTGTCAGTGTGAACAGCGTCGTTGTCTCTATCGTGTACGGAGCCTCCTTTGTTCTCTTTACGCATTCGTAGCCGTGCTCCTCGTCGCTGGCCATTCTCACTCGCTCATACTGCGCATACTGTCTCTCCTCTTCATAGAGTGGATACACCTCGCTGTATGGGATGCGTCTCCAGTCCAGCGAGTAGACCATCGACTCATGCACGTGGTTGTTCGACACGTTATACTCCGTCAGCAATGTGTAGTCAAATATGCTCACCTTGTCAACGGTCAGGTCGTATGTTCCCAGCACGCCCGACATGTCGTTCCACCCCTCCTTGTAGCCCTTCGCCACGTATGGAGCCACATAGTAGAAGTATGGCGCTGCCGCCTTCACGCTTCCCACCAGCGCCCACGCTGGCTGTCCGTCGACTTCCGGCAGGGCTGAAGCCTCAGCCACGTGACCCACGTAGTTCACGTCGCTGAACTTGCCCAGCTCGTGGAGCTCCGACTTGTCGGCCTTCTCCGGGATGCTGGCCAGCAACTCGGCAATCTCCTTCAGTGTGTATGGCAGTGGCCGCTGACCCGCGCTTGGTCGCGGCGGACTCACGCGGCTGCCTCCGCACATGCCCTCGGCTACGGCGCCGGCTGTATATTCAAATTTTCCTTTCATACCTCATTATTCGCTTTTTTCTGATTCACTTATTATCATGCTCTGCGCTATGGCCATCTCCTCCTTCGCCAGTGCGCTCTCGTTCACCGATTCGTGATAGAGCGCCGCAGCGTAGTATGTCAGCGCTCCTGAGTATCTGTCCGCCAGCGGAATGCTTCCGTCCGATCCTATCTCCAGCGCCGGGATATACTTCAGCTCATAGCTGGCGCCCGACGACGTCTTCAGAGCGTGAGCCAGTATTCTCCTTCCTCTGTCCCTGGTGATGAATGCCACTGGCATCTTCGGTCCGTTGGCCACACCCTTCGCATACGAATTCTGCAGGGCGTATAGCGGCGACGACGTCGGCAGCAGGTCGTATAGCGGCATCTTCCACTCGCTCAGCTTCACGCTCACAAAGCGCACGTAGTTGTCGGGAACAGCTATCGCTGCGTAGTAGAGTCCGTCATTTCGCGACAGGTAGCTCACCGCATCGGCCGAGGTCAGTGTCGTCGGCTTAGCCTCCACACCATCTCTCGCCGCCAGCAGCTCCAGCGCCAGCTTCACAAACTCCGTCAGAGCGGCGTCCGTCTCAGTGGTGAAGCTGTCCGTCGTGACGGCGGCATCGTCTATCACCACCCGCACTCGCTTTATGATTTCGCTTATTGTCATACACCAAGGTCGTAATTATTAAACGTAATACCCTTCTCTCTGCACACCTCGGCCATCGCCTCCTTCGTGCGGATAGCCGAACGCTCTATGCCGTATGCATCCATCAGATACTCCTTAGCCTCCATGAATGTGGTCACGTCGTCTGCGTTGAGCTCCGCTGACGGTGTCTCCTCCGCTTCGTCTTCCGTAGCCTCATCCTCGGGCGTCTCCTCTTCAGGCTCGGGTGTTGTCTCCTCTTTTACTGTCGGCTGTGCCGTCGCACGCACGAAGCGCTGACCCATCACCGAATATTTCACCTCCGTCTTCGCCGGAGCCGCTGCGGCTGCCGTCTCCTCCTTCGTCTCCTCCTGCTCCTTCGGGCTCTCCTTCACCTCGGTGATTCTGCCCTCTCTGAACCAGCGGTGGCTGCGTATCTTCTCAGCCAGCTGCTCGTCGGTGGTGAAGTAGGTCGATGTGCCTCTGAACGCCGCCGAGAAGCTGACGGTCATCTGACGTCCTCTGTTCACCACTCTGAAACTCAGACTCGACTTCGCTTGAAATTGATATAAAGGGTTGCTCATTGTCTCTCTTAATTAAAAAGAGGGAGAAGGATTTTTTAATTGTCCTCCTCCCTCGCGAATTAAAAACTATTTATCACTTTAGTTATGCTGCTGCCTCTTCCACATACTCCGGGATGCCTACACGTGCGTGAGCGTCAGGGAATGAGAGTGTCCAGCAACTGAACTCCTCCATTGTCACTGCGTCTGCATTGCTGATGAAAAGCTCCTTCAGGTTGTACTCGTTGCGGCTCCAGCTCATGAATGTCCACTTGTCCAGGTACTCCGGATCGAGTACGAATGCACGACCGGTGAAGCCCCATGCGTTGAACAAATCGTGACGGTAGAACAGCAACTTGGTTCCCATTGACTCAAATGTCTGGAAGTCCAGACCCCACTTGGTGAGGTTGCTCGATGGGTCAAAGATGCGTACTCTGTTATTGGTCTTGATCTTGCAGAGTGCCTGATAGATGAAGTTGTCCACAAACACCAGCTTCTGACGGCTGCCGTTGCCCGCTCCGTCGATAATCTGACCAACGAAGTCAACCAACTCCTCCTCGCTGATGACATACTGCTGAACGTACTTGCCGTCTGCCACCTTGGCCTTGCCGTCTGCGTCGAGAACCTTCTCCCAGTGACCAAGCTCGAGGTCCTTACCTGCCTTGTACCAGATACCCTCGCAAGTATATACGTTGCCCTGGCCTGAGAAGGCGTGCTTAGACTTGATGCCGAAGAGACCGCTTGCCTCCATACCGATACGCATATCCTCCATGGCCATACGCTCCATGCGTGAGAACGACCAGTCTACCTCCTTCTTTGAGAAGCGGTCATAAACGGTCTGCTCCACCTGCATCATGAAACGCTGACAGTACTGCTCGTCGGGTGAAGGGAGCTGATAGTAACGACCTGTGCGTACATCCTTCTCGGCTGCTGCACGACCCATACGCAAGAGCACTGTGCCCTTCTCGAGTGCCGGAATCAACCACGGATTGCCCTGTGAACTCTTCTTTCCGTTGATTGCATAGACCAGCGGTTTGTTTGTCTCGCTGTTCACTGCATGTACTCTCAACATCAATGGGTGCTCAGGGTCGATGGTGTCTGTGCCCGGCTGATAGCCATTCACGAATGTACCGTCTGCATTCATCACTAGCAGGGTATCCATCGCACCTACTATCTGATTGTCCTGCAAGTCCAGTGGCTTCGGACTCTCGCTTGTCATGGCTGCCAAGTCCTCAGATAGTGTAGCTGTCAACGGACGCTGACCCACTGAGTAATATTTCACGGTGATTGACTCCGACTTGTTTGTTGTCGCGTGACGAAGAATCTGGTCGATAGGTGTACCTGTAAACTTCATCTCCACGATGGTCTTGTTGAGCTGCTTCACGAACCATTCATTGTCCTGAACGCCCTCGTTCTGTGTGACGCTTGATTCGCCACTGGCAAGCTTACCCTTGCCGTCGCCCAAATCCTGAACACCATTTCCGTCAGGAACCTCGGCTGCGCAAGCATAACCTCCGGCAACGGCGCCAAGAAGGAACATCATTGCCACACGGAGGAAAAACTGAAATGTAGATTTCATACTCTTCATACTAACTGTAAATAAAATAAAGATTTATATGTTATTGGAATTTTCTCTTCATGCCTTGATAGCGCTTCAGTGTCGGGTCTTCAATAGTCTCCTCCACCTGCTCTGTGCCACCTCCGCCTCCCAGGTCTGTCGGAGTTGCGAAGTTGCGATGGGCGTTCGCCGCGCGTCCCTTGGCACCACTCTTTCTTCCCTCTTCGCGTGCAGCCGAGAGCGAATTGTCGCGGTTGAAGGCAAACAGCAGCTTGCTCCAGTCTTCAGCGTCAAGCTCGTGACGGATGATGCGGTGCACCAGTCCCTCGCCCTCCTTGTCTCCATACAGCCACGCCAGCATAGCCTGAGCTGTGGCGTCGTCCACGTTGGCCGAGTTGACGGCCTCTGTCAGAGCCTCATCGGTCTTCTTCAGCGCAGCGTCGAGTGTCTCCTTTCGCTTAGCCTCGTCTGCCGCCTTCTTGATGGTCTCAGCTTCGCGCTCCTTGGCCTTCTTGACAGCATCCTCTTCGTCGGCAGCATCGCGTATGATGTCACCGTAGTTCTTCAGCAGGTAGCCTGCCAGCGAAAACTCCTCTCCATTCTCGTCCAGTCCTGTCGCCAGTCCGGTCAGGAGTCCAGCCGTGCGCTCATCTCCGGCCAGCATGTCGTTGAACGACTTGCGCTGTCGCTCTCCTTCGTCAAACTGCGAGAATTGGTCGGTCATGTAGTCTCCGACGTCCTGCTCGTCGTCAATATTCAAGTCGGGATTACGCTCTGACAATACGTCACGCCACGAACGACGTGGTGGCTTTTTCGTCTCTTCCTTTGCCATTTTCTTCGATTATTATTAGTGTATGTCGCAAATTTAGACTGCTTTCTTGTCATACCTCGGATATAATAAAGCTATTACTGATAAATTAGAGCGTTTTTTAATACCATAAAAGAAATGCCGAGGCATAAGGGTGACATTGGATTTATGCAGCTTGAACGCAACAAGGACATCTTCGCCGCCTACCTCTCGCTGCGACGAGAGCGTCGGTTCAAGTGTCTGCCGGAACTCTGTCGGTACATGGCTCACATGCCTGCCGACCAACATTACATCAGCGAGGGACAAGCCATCAGGATGTTCCGACGCTATCTCGATACTGGAACTCTCTTCGTCCGCACACCCTACAAGCGACGGATGTACGAGAGCTTCATCAACGTGTGCAAGTCTATCATGGAGGAGGGCGAGACTGATATTCCCCGCGCAGTACGTGCCGCGCTGGCACACAAGGCTCCTTGCCTTGGACTCTCCCGCGACCGCATTGAGTTTATCCTCCGTAAAATGGGGGCTAAGTGAGAGGGTGATGAAGTTTCGCTATCAGCTGATCCTACTCGCTGTGATGGCCGCTCTTGTGCCTTTCCGCAGTGAGCTGTCCTCCTGCTGTCTGACCTATATGTTCGGGCATGCAGGGTGGCTCCACTTCATGCTCAACGCTCTCTCTCACGCACTTCTTTGGCGCATGGTCTCGCCTCAGCGCCTTGTCGTGGCTTGGGTGTGCGCTGCCGCTTGTTGGTTCCTGCCCTCATCCATCCCTGTTCTGGGTTGGAGCGTCGTTATCTATTTTCTTGTCGGGCTCACGTTGGCGCGCCGTTGTGGGTCGTCACTTCTTAATGTCGTGCTTCCTCTCGTCGTCTCCTTCTTTATTCCCGGCATCGCTGCGCTCCATCATGCTCTCATGCTGGGGCTCGGTTTCTTATGGTCTAAATGGGAGGGTGTATGGAGCAGAACGTTGTAAGCCGTCAGGCTCTCGATATGGTTGCCGAGAACGAGCAGCGTCTCCGTGAGCTCTTCCCTCGCTACAATCCGCTCACTGGCGAGGATGCTCCGGGCAAGCGCCGTGAGCTCATCCTCGACGACTTCTTTGATGGTCGTGCGCTCTGGCTCCCGCTGGAGATGTTCTCCATTGGGTTTGTCTATCGGCTCAGCAGGGCGGGCTCCATCGAGGAGTTCTCCTATGATGTCTATGGCGAGTACAACGATGAACTTCGCTCTACCATCATCGAGGAGTTGCTGCGTCTTCGTGGCAAGTGCGATTTCTACTTCTACTCCTACGCCTTCGTCAAAATCAAGAACAAGGATGGTGGCGACGACATTCCGTTTCTTCTGCGCCCTGCCCAGATTAAGCTGGTGAAGCGCTTCGAGGAGATGCGACTTGCGGGTAAGCCTATCCGTGTCATCCTTCTTAAGGCTCGTCAGTGGGGAGGCTCTACGTGCGTACAGGTCTACATGTCGTGGATTCAGATTATGTGGAAGAAGGCGTGGAGCAGCATCATCGTCGGCCATCAGGGCGACTCGGCTGCCGAGGTCAAGGATATGTACATCAAGCTCATCAATCAGCTGCCCGACTTCCTCTTCTATGAGCTGGGCGAGGACTACGATGCCTCACAACCCAAGATTAAGGGGGGCGGCACTCAGAACATCTCACTCATTCCTCCGCGCAACTGCAAGATTAAGACAGCCACGGCTATGAACCCCGAGGGTGCACGTGGTGGCGACTCTGCCATGGCCCACTGCACCGAGGTGGCCTTCTGGCCTGAGACGGATAAGATGAATCCGAAGAAGCAGATTAAGTCCTCTTGCTCCGGCATACCGACGAGTCCTCTCTCTATGATTGTCTATGAGTCTACGGCCAACGGCCAGAACTTCTTCAAGGATGAGTGGGATCGAGCTGGCGAGAGGGATGAGTACGGCGAGAAGGTTTCTGCCTTCGAGCAGCTCTTTGTGGCATGGTGGGAGATTGAGATGTATCAGCAGGAGCCCGACGATGTCGCTGCCTTCGCTCAGACGCTCCTCGACCGACGCACCGAGAAGTCGGGCCATTGGGACTATCTCTATTGGCTCTGGACCATCGGTGCCACTCTCCAGGGTATCTGTTGGTATCGAAGCAAGATGCGCGAGTACGACGACATCCAGGACATGCAGCAGGAGTTTCCCTCCAATCCTGTCGAGGCCTTCAAGTATAGCGGTCAGCTGGAGTTCGATGCCTACCGCGTCGAGCAGATGAATCGTTACTGCAAGCAGCCTAAGTTCCGTGGCGACATCTTCGGCAAGACGCCTAAGGGGGAACAGTGCATCGAGAATCTTCATCTCGTGCGCTCTGCCACTGGCGATCTTAAGATTTGGGAGTACCCCGACCGAAAGACGGCCTACTCCAACCGCTATTTTGTCTCTGTCGACATCGGAGGTGCCAAGCGCACGTCCGACTTCTCTGTCATCACCGTCCTCGACCGCATCGACATGATGCTCGACGACAACGGCACGCTCAACGAGGATGCGGGACCGACCGTCGTTGCTTCTTATACATGCCACCTCGATGCCGACCTTCTGGCACTGAAGTGCGCACAAATCGCACACTACTATAATGATGCACTCCTTATTGTCGAGAACA